GTCAGCTTATGCGTGTCCCTCCATATGTGAAGAGTGTGCTCTCTCCTCATGATTGCGCACCCATCAAAGGACCTAGTTCTTTTGCAAGAAACACAAGTATAGCAGAGAAAATAACTACCTAAAAAGTTGCCGCAGACACTGCAGGCACAATTTATGTGATAGCTTTTCCTCAAAATTTCACACACAATGGTACTGCACCATCTGCTGGTCTCTTCAACTGGATTGTGCTTAACAACACAACCATGGGCACGTCATCTGTGGCTAGCACTTATACCAGTTTTATGTCAAATACTGGTAGTGTAGACACAGGCACTGGCATTTGGACTAGTGCACGACTTTTGCGTGCCGGTTTTAGATTCTACCCACTCGCTAACGATAACGTTCGAGCTGGAATATACACCTGTGGTTCCGACTTTGGTCGTTAATGGTCTTCTGGTACTGCACTTAGCACAATCGTGAATGCATTCCCCACCTAATCGTAAATTTTATAACTGAGCAACTCATATGAGGTTTCACTCGTGGCTGATTAATTTAGCGGCAAATTGGAATTCAATTGGCTACCACTTGATGACTTGGATATGTAATTTATGGCTGCCAGTAGCGGGAACACTAACTTAGCTCAAGATATGTTATTTCGTAACCCTATGTATATACGATTTGACGGTTTAGCTAGTGGTGAAACCTGGTAATTCGAATACAAAGAGACATTTGAATACATTCCTACTATGGTCTAGAAGCCATTTGCCCCCGCTGATGCTTAAATCACTAGAAGCGCTGATGTGAACGTTTTACGTGATATAATCGAAACCCACAACCCTGATTCTATTTAAAATGGTAGTCTCGGTTCGCGGTTGCGTTCACATGCCTCAAATGTTATAGATAGTGCTGTTCGTGCTGTGACTAGGTTCGCACAAATGTCTAATTTCAATCGCGGACATTATGCACATTAACACAATTTAGCGATTGAGCTCTGAGTTCCGCTGGCGCGTCGACACCGCGCTTTGTGTGCGTTTGATTACGACCACATCAAAAATATGTCGATGGTTTTTTATTATTGGAGTTTGTATAACTTCATTCTTGATAGTACAACAACTTGCTTTGTTTTCCATTCTTTGCACCACAATAAATTGCAAGGCGTAGGTGGTCCACCCTACGCTTATCAAGAGCACACAAGCCGGTGCGCAGTAGACTCATTACTGTCACCGTCGAAAAAAAGTTATATTTCATACAGCTATAACATGATAGTACAGAATATATTGATAGACACATTCAATATAGGACTCGCAACTCCTGAATGGGGGGGTAGTAC